GGAAAAACTAACTGTTTTTGTAAATAAAAGGAAATATATTATGAAGAGTTTTGCTGAATTTTACAGACAAGTAAGCAAATATAGACTGTTAAAAGAAGAAGACAGCATGGTTGGAGATGTTGCCTCTTCATTCGCAATGAGTGGAAATCAATCTAACCTGCCAGCGGGGGCAGACATTGATTTAGGTATGGGTCAAGACCCTGTGCCGCTCTCCAAAATTGCAAGAAATCCAGCCATAGCACAATCCTTAGTAAAAAATGGCTTGGATGACGGTGCCGATCCATCAGATGACAAAATTAAAGCAACTTTTGAAAACTTGTTGCCAACTAGTTTTAAGCCAACACAAGCAACCTTAAAACCAGACAAAGTTAAGGGTATGATAGAAACAGGAATTGATAAGCCTGAATTTTTATCAAATATGGAAGCAATTGTATCTCAAGACAATGCAATTATGGATGGCCATCATAGATGGGCTGCTGCTCTTGTGTTATATCCACAAACACCAGTAAAAGTTCTTAAAATAGGCTTACCACTAGAAAAATTAATCACAGTATTAAATGCATATACAGTAGGTGAACTTGGCGTTACGCAAGGAAATGCAGCTGACGGCGATAGTATTACACAAGCATTTGATAAATTAAGAAGTCAATTGCCACAAATACCCCAAGAAAAATTGGGTAAAGTACCCGGAGCAAACGGCGACCCTAATAAGGGACTGCAAATTCTTATGGCAAATTTGGACGCAATACCAGCAACATCTAAAGCAAATGCAACCAATTTGGATAGAGTAGATATGCCAGTTATTCCTCCAGATGGCATGGATAAAACTGCTGTTCTAAACGCTCTTCAATCAGCACTAAATGATGGAAAAGTAGATCTTAGAGGTCCTTTGAGTTCAGCAGTTAGAAAAGCACTAATAGACGCTGGAGTTTCAGCTGGCGGAGTTGGTATGGCAGGCGCTCAAGCAACTCCAACACACAATCAAAATATTCAAGGTCTAACTAATCAAAATCAAAATCAAAATCAAAACAATGCAGGATCTATTTTAAATTTAAATCAAAATAATAACAAAGGAATTAAAACATCTGGACCAAATGCAAATTCTGCAAATAGAGGAGGTTTTGGCGGAAACGTACCTCCTTCCAATAATATGATACCATCAGGAGTTTCATTCTCTTCTCAACCGCAAAACGCATCCACATTCCATCCCGGCTTGAACATGAGTGAACAGCTTCTAGTTCTTTCTGGTGTTTTGACAATTGAACAAGCAGAGAATAATCTGAATAAAAGAAAAAGACGCTAAAGTTTTTTAATTTTTTCAATAATGCTTGTTGTACTGATGCCCTCCACAAGAGGGCATCTTTTTATTTCTGGGACAATTTTATAACCAACAACGTCCTCTTCCTTATAATCTGCGCCTTTTACTAAAACATCAGGGCTAATCTTTTTGATAAGTTCTAATGGTGTATCATCATCAAACACAACAACATAATCAACATATTCACATGCTGCAAGAACAGAAGCACGATCCTTAACCGACATAATCGGTCTTTTGGGTTTTAATCTTGCAACACTTTCATCTGAATTGAGGCCAACTACAAGTTTATCGCCTTGTGATTTGGCGAATTTCAAGCAATCAATATGCCCCATATGCATGATATCAAAACAGCCATTAGTAAAAACCAATTTATAATCTCTATTGCAAAACATATTGATTTCATCATAAGGTATAACCTTTGCGCCAATTGGATCAATAGAGTGAATAATAGAAAATCTATCTAAAGGTTTGTTATGTTTATTCAAAACATATAATGTACCAGCCTTAAATGCAATATCGGCAGATTCTTGAAGAGAAAATCCCCTACACATTGCCATTGTCAAGAATGTTATAAAGGCGTCTCCAGCACCAATTACAGATTCGGCAACAGCAGGGCTTACTCTTGGTCTAATCTCAGTTATTCCGCCTTTTTCAAAAACACTAATTCCTTGTCCTGCCTGAGTAATGACAACAGAACATTCCAAGAATTCTGACAAATAAAGACCAGCATCACGAACATTATTTTTCCCACTTAATTTCAATGCTTCTTCTTGATTTGGTTTCAGAACAGTACATCCACGCCAACGAGTCAGATCGCCATTTTTTGGATCAACAACTGTGATTGGGAATTTTTTAAGATATTCGTTTTTGAAAAAATTAAATATTCCTTTCCCATAATCTGAAAATATAACGGCCTGAAAACCATTCAAAACAAACTTATCAAACAACGATTCGGTTTTTAAAAACAAATCATCATCACTAAAGCCATAATTATTTTTTTCTATATCAATTCTTGCAACCTGAACATTTTCACTAAAATACCTTCTCTTCCTAGAAATATCATGAGCGATATCTACTGAATAATGGGTATTGATTTTTGTGTTTTCAAATATACTTTTCGCTTTATAATCTAACAAGCAACCAAGATTAACTTTAGCATTAAAATTCTTGAATTGATGAACGACATTTGCGGCTCCACCGGGAAGAATTTTTGCTTCATGTTCTTTGCTATGCATGATGGGAATTGGACATTCAGGACTTATTCTTTTAATTTTAACGTCATAGTATTCATCAATGATTGCATCACCAATTACTCCAATATTAAGAGTTTGGCCGTTTTTATCACTTTCAAGAAATTGCAAAATGCTTTTCATTTGGTATAATGTCCAAAAGGGAGAAAGCCATGATCACAATGATTGTTCTAACATTACAAATTATAGCCAATCATGGCTTTCAATTAGTTGATCCTAAGCCTCATTCTGTTTTGTCGGAGGAACATTGATTCCAAGAATCTTGGCTTTCTCTATCCATTCAGACTGTTCACGCTTGTTGTCACTGACAACATGTTGGAATTCGGTATGAGCAAAAGATTGAAATTTCTGGATGTAGCTTTTTAGTGCTTCTGTTTCGAGTCTTGTGAGTTTTATTGCTCCACGCATAGGATGATAATCTTCCCATGCTTCAAGTGCTACTGGAACAATTTGGCGTAAAATATCAATAATTGCTTCTGCATAAACTCTGATTTCCTTTTGGGCATGGCTATCTGCTCTTAGTGCCAAAAAGTGAAAAAGATTGTGAAGATCAATTTTCCAATAAAATTCTGTGTATAAGTTGAGAGGGAGAACCATTCTTGCTTGTTCTCTTGAGACACCTGCATGAATCATATACTCATAAAAATCATAAGCTGAATTGCAATCATTGGTAATTTTACCTGCTGAATAGTTAGCTGTTATTTCGTCGATAGTGCCATCTCCGCCTTGCTTATTGTTTTGAGATTGGGATCTTAAATCGCTGGCCTGAGGGAAATAAAATTCGTCCTTCATAACCGAATAACGACCTGAAATTTCATTTGTTGAACTCATGCGGTGCCTTGCCCATTGACGGCAAACAAAGATAGGCATCTTGCAATGAAATTTTAGGGTTACCATTTCTAATGGAGTAGTGTGTTGGTGTCTGAGAAGGTAGCGAATAAGTCCACGGTCTTCATTAACGGTTTTAGTTCCATCTCCATAGCTTACTCTTGCAGCCTGAACGATTGCATAATCCGCAGTTTTACCTTCAGGAACATTCCTTGGCATTACATCGACGAGAGTAACATGCCCTTTATCAAGGCAATTAATTGTCTTGTTGACAACAGAATCCATAATATCAGACATGACAGAACCTCTTGAAATGTGATCCTGTCAAATTATAAAATAATTAACTTCAACTGTAAAGACTAACTTTTGATATTATTGAGAAACAGCGTTAAATGCCTGTGTTTTACTTATATTATATTTTTCAATAATCGGAGCAGCAATCTGAGAAATTAAATTCATCGCATGATTCTTGTTCATTTTATGTTTATCAAGAACCATAAGCATTTTATTAAGAGCATTCTGAATTGACTTTGTGAATTCAGCAGTTTCTTTCTGAACTTCTTCATCAGGAGAAGGAGTACCACCAGCAGGAGCAGGAACGCCACCACCAGCAGGAGCGCCACCACCAGCAGGAGCGCCAGCATCAGCAGGAGTAGGAATGCCAGCAGGAGGGGTAGGGACTGGATTCATTGCATCTTCTTCGTAAAAATCACTTTCGCTGATAATTCCTGACAAGAACTGGATATACTTTTGATTATACATGATATTCCTTTTATTTATGTATGATTATTTTTTCTTTTTTTTCTTTTCTACTTCTCTGCCGCCGATAATAATTGGTTCTGGATACATCTTTTGCACAGTGCCGCCAAATAGTCTCGTTGGAACATGAGCAACACCAGACGTGCTTGTTCCAACTTCTCTTAATTTAATCCATTCTCTAAATTTCATATTAGCCTCACATTTATGGAGATCCGCCAGCGGCGCTTTGAATGGCTGGTTGCCAACCGCCTGTCAAAAAGTCTTGCAAATCTTTTCTTTTCACAAAATATTTACGTCTATCTTTATATTTGCTTTTATTTGCAACATTTCCCTTGAGATAGCTTCTATCTTTATCACCATGAACTAATTCTATATCAGCGCCAGCCTGTGTCATTGATCCCTTAGAAATTTTCCAAGGTTGCAACTTATAAAGAACTTCTTTGCCTTTGGTTCCTAGAGGAAAATGTGAAGAAACCCATGGTTCGCCAGAAAAAGTATTTTTAATATCACTCCAAGTCATATTTTCTTCATCTTCTAATGAAGCAAAATAATCTTGTTTTTTTGAGTCGCCAGATGCTACGATATCTTTTTCTTGAGATGGGTCCATCTCCTCAAAAAATTTCTTAAATCCTGAAAATGAAGGTCGCATAATTTATATATTATCTCTAGGCTTTTTTACAAAATAAAGCAAAACTGTAAATTTAATGTCTGCTGCTTCTATTTGACTGCTTCGCATCCAAGTTTAGCAAAATTCAAATTATACAAGGCCATTATTATCCTTTTTTGAAATTATTATTTATATATATGTTGTAAAACATTTACAGGTAAAATTATGAACTCTCCTTCTTTTTCATCATTTCGTGACTTAATGGATCGCTGGGACATCCAGCTTGAACACATTGATTCAATGAATGATCTTTTAGACAAGCACGAACTAATACTTTTCTTTAAAAAAGGGGACGAGTATTTTGGTGCTCCTGAAGACAGCAGGCTTATATTTGCCAAACTCAAAACTGATACAGAAGATGATCCAATGATGCCGGGATTTCGTCAAGAAGCACGGTTTCCTGCATTTAATTTAATTAAATTTTTAAGTAATGATCCTGAAAAATCAACAGAAAGTGTATTTGGCATCAAAGATCTACCGAAGATCACTGTCTGTCCCCGTGAAGAAGCTATCGATAATATGATGAAATTCTCCAAAAAGAAATCAAAAAAGAAATGACGCTACCATTTTCAAAAGATAATGGAAAAAGAAAATACACATGTTTTGTGTGCGGAGTTGTTCATGAAAATTTTGAAGACTATAAAGCGCATATCATCGAATCTCATGAAGAAGGCAGAGAATACATTTTATGTCCTCTTGCTCGTTGTGGCTGTCCCGTTCGTTGTGTGCGAACTCATTACAAAGCGATACACCCGCATGAAAAAAATATACCGAAAAACGGACAGATGAAGGCTATTATATGGAAAGACCAGTCTGCGAAGACTGGTAAGCTTAAACAACGCAAGCCGAAGTTCAGAGAAGGATACATGATGTCCAACAAGAACGGAGGCAAGGAAATGCATTATCGATCAGGGATGGAATGCGATGTTTACGAATGCTTGGAGGCAATGCCAGAAGTTATTGGATATGAAGTGGAGCCACTTAAAGTCCAATATACATTTGAAGGAAACATTCATGAATATAACCCTGACTTAAAGGTTATGTTCGATGACGGAAGAATTGAAATTTGGGAAATCAAACCGGCAAATCAAACAACATTGCCAAGGAATAATGCGAAATGGACAGCGTGCAACCAATATTGCCAGCAGAGAGGATTAGGATTTATGGTCTTGACAGAAGTCGGGATGGGCAAACTAAAACAAAGGATCAAAAATCTCCCTCGATAAAAATACTAGATGAACTAGTTACATACAAATGCTCAAACAGAGAAAGCGGAATACGCTGGCTTCAAGGAGCACATCCTGAAATGGGAACGATAATTGAAGGCAAAAATGGTTATGAAACTGTTCAAAAATTTACTCGATATTGTGATCATATCCGATAAATTCAAGAAAAAAACGACTTTTTAAAATATAAGGAACAACAGATTCTCTTATTTTTTCATAAAAACTTTCAACAGTTCCATCATTTCTAATAAAATAATTAAAATATTTCAGTTCTTCTGGAACACTTGTTCCATATCGCATCATGTTGCCTGAGTAATTAATTGGACCTTCTGGTAAATTTCTATCACACCATTGAATAATCGGTCTAATTTGCGATTCACTTGGATTGGGGTCATCATTCAAAAATCCCTGTCGATATATCAAAAAAACAAGTCCATTTTTAGATTTAACGGCTTCTGCTTCTGAGAAGTACCTTGAATCAGAAATAATTAAATTTTTTGTTTTGTCTCTTAAAGCGATATCAATCCAAATATCTGGACGAATTTGTCTGAATCCATCACCAATAAATTGCAAGGCCTTACGAACAGGCATTGATAAATTAGGAGGACACTCATCTTTAGTCTTCCATTCTTCAATAAATTGTCGATCAACTTCAAATGTTTTACAAAAAGTATCTTTTACTGCGTTTGCAAATGCAGTACGCTCCCATATAATTTTATTAGGCATACTATTTAATTCTTTTTGCAGATAATCACAAAAAGTATCTTTACCATTTTGAGCTTGGCCTGTAGCTGAAATGATTTTCAATTTATTTCTCCTTAACTAAATTATAAGCGGAGTTTAAGTTATGTTCAAGAAAAAACCTGTAGAAAAAGTATGCGGCAATTGTCTTTTGTACAACCATGAAAAAAAAGAATGTAAAGTTGCAGTTCTCGTCGAAGGACAAGAATATCATCTTCCTGTTTTCCATCGTGATAAATGTCATCTAGAACAACTAAATATACCAGTCCAACAAGTAAGATGGTGGGTCGAAGATGAAAACGGCAACCAAACTGAAGGCAATGGGACAGTAAAAGTAGAATATCCCACGGGATTTTTCGGCGAAGAAAGGAAATAATGGCTGGAAACTGTACTCCTCCTTATGCATGTGGAACAGGTGGGTTTTGCAATTGTAATTGCAAATGCATACGTCCATGTGGGAATTATTCTTGTTGTGTCGAAAACATAACGTATAAATACACAATATATTTTAATTACGCTGAAAAACCATGCTGTCCAACAGCAACAGTAAATGTTGACATTGAATTTTTACTAGAAACCGATGGATGTTGCTTCACTCCATATGAAAGTCCACTCGGCACCATGATGGAACTTCGTGTAGTAGGAAATGGAGTTCTCAAAATAACGCCGGGATCACATTATCAAGATTCAGGTTGTTTTTGTGTGCCAACTGATCTATCTTGTGATGTTCCGGGCACTAAACCAATAGTATATGCGACAATATTAAATATTACTACAGGATATTCTTGCACACTGTCAGAAGCAGCTGCATTGGCTGGAGAAAATCTAGAATGTGGCGTCAATGATTGTGATTCAATACAAATTTTTTTCCAACCAACTGCAAGCTGGCCGGGAACTTGTTGTTGTGCTGGTGGCCCTAGTGGATACATACTTGGCAATGATATTGGAAATACTTGCAGCAGTGGTATGCCCATGAGAAGAAATAGAACAACTATGCTTGGACTAAAATATCAAATTTTATCACGCATTAAAAAAGTTCGCTACAAGCCTTGAGCCTGTTGAATAATTTTTTTAACTGCATCACCTTTCATATTAATTATTTTACCAAGTTTTTCTGCATCAGTATTAGCAATGTCTTTAGCAGTTTTTATTCCTGCATCATATAACTTATTGGCTCTAACACGTCCAATATTATCAATCTTACACAAATTAATCAAGTGTGCAGGAACACCATAAGCTATTCTTCCCTCAAGAGTTTTTAACCACCCAGAACGATTCCAAGAACCTCCCATGCTATCTAAAGCTATCAAAATCTGAGATAATCTATTGAAATCGAACTGTAAATTTCTTTGAAAGCTAGCCAAAGCTTGTGAGTTAGTGCCATTCAAGAGTGAATAGTAACAGTATCCAGCCTTAATGGCTCCATCGGCTAAGAATTTACCAGTAAACTTCAATCTAGCCTGATTGGCGTACAAGCTCATTTCGTCTTTCTCTGCTTTGTTAACAATGTTAGACCTTTGACTGTCAATGTTGCCTAGTGCCAATGAAAGAAGATGATCATCATTCTCTTTTCCAGAATCAAACAAAGACTTGAAGTTAAAATACAAATCGCTTACATCAAAAGGACTTATGTAAAACATACTGGCAACTTTGCCAATTGTTCTGGCATTCCACTTATCATCCTCTAAGCCAATGGCACCGCATTTTCTCAATAATTCAAGAGTAGAATCAACAACGCTATCATCGAATGACTTATTTTGAAAATAAGCCAATGATCTTTTAAACCACTTGCGAACATCATCTGTGGTTTCAATTCCGCCAAAATAAATTTCACTAACCAAGTGAAACGCCAATGTTTTATAATTATTGCCATATTTTTCGAGAAGCTGAGATTCTATTCTGTTCGGCTTGTTGAATTTTTGCTTATATAAACTCACTTGGCTTTCTGGAACAAGAACATAAGCATCTCCCATGGGATCGATGCCATATCTTCCTGATCTACCGCACATTTGAATAATTTCATGAGATTCGACTTCGTCAACACCACGATTGACACCTAAGATAATCACTCTTCTGGCAGGCATATTAAGACCTGCTGCCAAAGTACTTGTTGCAACAACTACTTTGAATTTTGGATCGTTACGGAATTTATCTTCTACTTTTGCTCTTTCTGCTGATTCGAGGTCAGAACTATGAAATTGGCAATCAATTCCTGCTGATTGAAGTTCTTTCTTCATCATTTCGCCAGTTCTTTTGGTATGAGTAAAGACGATGAACTTATCATCTTTATACCATTCGACAATATCCATTGCCTTATTGATTTTTTCTTGCTCTAGGAGATCATATCTTTTTATGCTGTCGTCATATGTTTCATAATGGATTGTAAGAGGAACAGGTCTATATTCTGACCTTAGAACAAATGTCTGCTTTTGATTAAGGCTATAACTTACCCATTCTGCAAGTTGTTCTACGTTTGGCATTGTTGCGGAAAGGAGAACGATTCTGGCAGTTGGATTGATTTGAGTGAATTTCATCAATCCGACTTCTAGGTGATCTCCACGATTTTGAACTCCGATTGTGTGGAATTCATCGATGACAAGAGTCCCAATTTTCTTGAGAAATTGACTTTGTTCTGAATTGTGTGATCTGCTTCTATGACTAAGCATTTCACTTGTCATGATGATAATATCGGCATCATCAAGCTCTTTGGTTCTTTCTTTGGTGAGTCTGTAATCGCCTGTGCAGATGCTTATTTTTAGGTCAGAGAGGTGATATTCTGGATTTGTCCAATCGGTCACCTTTTCACGGGCCAAGGCTCTGAGAGGGGCAAGGAACATTCCTTTTCCTCCTCTTTCACGAATTTCTTGAGAGAGAAACTGTTCTGCAATCACGGTTTTACCAGCACTTGTCCTTGCTGCGACAAGTGTATTGCAGTCTTGATTATAGAAGTCCATGATCCTGCTTTGGACAGGATTGAATTTTTCAAATTTCCATTTAGCGAATGGAAATTCCGATGTGGCTACGCAAACATCTTGATCTGAAACTTTAATGATGGGCGGCATGACAACCTCTTGATTTTTTTGATTATAGCAAATTAATCAAGGTTTTCAATATGGAATTTTATCATTGAACATATCGAGGATTTTTTTGTTCTCTTGGAATCTTCGGCCATCATTTTTATTTGTTGCTCTATCAAAGCTATCAAACATAATAATGGTGTCTGCTGCACCTTCACGATAGCCGTGAGATTGTCCCCAATAAAATCCAAGAGCCAAGCAGGTAATACCAGCAAGGCTCATTGGAATTAAATGTAATGCGTACTTAATCAAGCAACTGCACCCAATCTTTTTTCATGTTCCTTATTAACTGCAAAGTAAACCATATCAATCATATCATACAATTCAAAACATCCATCCGCAGAATCGAACCATTTATCAATTTCTCTGATGTTGCCGAGAAATTCAACTGATTCACCTAAATCGCCACCCAATCTTTGACTGAGTCTGCCATGTAAAAATCTAACATGGTCGTCAGAAAGTTTCAAGCAGAACTCTCTTAGATAAACTTCTGGCTTCTTCATATTTAACCTCACGGGAGAAAAGTGTGGATATTTTTAATGCTGACAAACTAGAATCTCTTTTAGTCGCCAACTGGACACACTTTATTAACAGTTCCAAGCTGATGGCGTATGTACTGAAAAACGTACAAGAAAACGCTAACTGCCTCGATATTATATCAAGCGAAAAAATAAAAAACAAAGGTATACGAGTCACCTTATCAAGATTCCATTTAAATAAAAATGGATTCTTGATTTGGGTTGAATTTAATACGCCAGTTGCCAACAGCAAGTATGCTGAAGG